GGTGGTACTATTTTGTCCATAAAGTGCTTCAATCGCAGAATTATCAGGTGAATGTACTTCATACAAGTCCTCTTTTAGTTTAACAACATATCTATTGCCTACTTTTGCTACTGTGCCACCTTTTTGGTGTGCTTCCTTTGCGGCTGAACCACGAATAAAAAACATTCGTGTCTTGCCATTTCTATCTGTCAGTAACTTTTGTTTCTTTTCAGTTTCTTCAAACTGTTTGCCAATTAACTTTGTACCGGAAACATGTTGAATCATTTTCCATGCTTCTTTGTGGTTCTTGTTTGTAAGATGTTCTTTGAACTTTTTCTTTTGCTCTGGTGTAGCTTTTTGATGAAACTTCATCACTTCCATCATGCCAATATTGCCTTCGTATGCAGCTTCACTAATCTTTCCTTTACCAAAACTTGACACATTGATTGGTGCGCCCTTACGTTCTGGATTAGGATCATGACGGCGTTTAGCTGCAACTGCTGATGCACGTTCTTTCTTTGAAAGACTCGCACGTTTTTCGTTTGACATGCATTTTGGTTTTGCTTCTCCAGGTTCTCTTGCACAAGGACCAATTGCTTCACCTTTGCTATTGATGCGTTTCCAACCACCTTTAGGATGTTTAGGATCAAACCATTGGCGCAGGTCTTCTTTAATCATACTCTTACCTAGCATCAGTAGATTATATGCACCAGAATCAGACATTGTATTTACTTCTTCTTCCTCCGTCATCTCTTCTTCATCAGATTTGAGCAAACGAAGTGTGCGTGTGACTTCTTCTACTGTGTCACCTGTAACCGAAACTGTAACGGCTTCGTTCATCTTGGCCATTTTGTTTTGATGCGTTTCAACAGTCTTTGCAATCTTCTCTACTGGCACTAAACTACCGTGTACTGAACGATGTGTAACTTTACCATCTTTACCGTATCGTCCGAAGCCATAGTATTCTAAACCCATCTTAGACATATCTTCATGTGTGCCAGCATCAGCGTGTGGCTTTACATCTTTACGAATTGGTGCCGTATCTTTCTTACTCAACTCAGTAGCGATCCAACCCTTTGCTTGATCGTTCTTTGGTGGCTTACCAACAAACTTCTGCATGTTTTTAAAAATGCCGTCCAGTTCTTTTGTCTTTGCCTCTACAACTTCTGGTGCGGCTGTACGCAAATCTTCCGAATTATCAAACTCAACATAGTTATCACGGAATAATTTGCCGAACATTGGTCGTGCTGCTTGTACAGATTCCCATTTTTCTTTACGAATATCTTCTGGTACTGTACGACCACCACGCTGACCACGCTCAATGTTTCTTTGCTTCGATACTTCGTCGGCTGTATTGACCATGACCATAGATGTTTCATAGCCCAACTTCTCAAGCATCTCTTTGATCTTAGCATACTTTTCTGGATCATCACCAGTGCCATTAATGATTAAACCATTACGACCATGTAATGCTAAACGTTGACGTAACTCTGTAACATTCTTTGCTCTTTTACGAACAGCATTGCGTTGTGCTTCTTCATCCTCAGGCATTTTCTTGTCAAGGCCCTCTTTGTCCATCAGATACTCAAGTGCTTTGTCGGAATTGATTTCTGTTAAGCCATGACCATCTAGTGTTTTACTTAACACATAGTCTTTGCCTGAGCCAGGACCACCACCAAGAAACACTGCTTTGAAAATACCTTTATCGTGTACACCTTCACGAATAATTTCTTCGTGCAGTCTCATACCCTTGCGTACATCATTAAACATTTGTTTGACATGTGCATGAGACATTGACGATGGTGCGCCTTTCTTGAATGAATCAAGATCACCACTCTTTGCATGTTCACGCATCTTTGAAGCAGAAATGCCAGTTACGCCTTCAGCATCAGGATCACGTTCGCCTGCTGAATGTACTTTGATTTCTTTGAAGTTGAAACGGGCACCTTCATGTGTGCCATTGTATTTGTGAAGCAGTCTGTGATATTCTTCTGTGCGGTCTGAACCACCAACCATATGAAGATGAGTTACACCTTGCTTGTGTAGTTTCTCTGCATGATCAAAAAAAGTAGGCGCATCTTTAGATGCTGCTGAGAAGTTTGTGCCTGGAAATGCACGTTTGGCGTGTTTGACTTTTTGATCTGCTGTAAGGGGATTTTTCTTAGCGTCCTGTGAATGTGACAGAACGATGTGATGAGAACCGCCAACTTTGTTGGCAATCTCTTTGACTTTATTGACTAGTTTTTCGTGACCATTTGTGATTGGATTCATGCGCCCAAATGCTAAGACAGCATGTTTCTCTTTCTGTTCACCTAGAAAATCTCTAAATTTCATAATCCCCCTACCTCTGCGGCAGTTGTTTCTGTTATTTAGTATTTAGTGGATTTCGCCGACCCTGTCGGAACATATACCAAAAGGATTCATAGCCATGGCAGTCTGAATATCCATCTTGTATTCGGGCATTACCATGATGCATTTGTTTCCGACTGGAAGAATGCCAGGATATGCCCAAATGTAGTTGAAGCTGGTTATAGTGTAATCGTCAGTCTGATGCCAAAAACAGTGCAAGTTCTCACTCAGACAGAAAGAAAATGCATCTTTTTCTTTGCAGTGAATCCACAACTTATTTTGATTCTTCTTTAAGAAGTCCAAATCGATTGCATATTGTGGTTCATCATGACCCAAAAACAGTGAATTGTTTTTTACTCTCAAATCAATTTCGCAGGAATATCCCGCTGTCAGACTTTCGATGATATAATCTGGACTGTTTTCTCTGTCTGGATTTTTCCCAAATATATTTCCTCTGTGTGAAATGAGTAACATTTTAATCTTTATAGTTTTCTAAGAAGTAACGTAAGTCTTCTGGCGTTCCTATTCCCCACATTCTTTCGATGTGCTTTGTTCGTATTTTCTTACCATCACCAATTGCCTCATTGAAAACTGGGCAGACATAGAATTCGTTATTGACACGAACATTCTTATCAATCATTTGTTCTGCATATTTCACATAGTCTTTACCATGTTTCCAATAATAGATACCAACCGTAGCAATGTTTGAGATCGGTTTCTTTTCTGCAACTTCAGATACAAATCCATTTTCATCTAACTTGGCAAATGACCATTTAGGATGTGTTGCTTCAAATGTCACAATGCCACCATCGATACTATCAGCACCAAATGCATACAAGCATTCATTAGAATTCCATTCAACGAACTGATCAGAGTTTGCCATCAGAAGTGGCTCATTATTATTGATCAATTCTTTTGCCAGTAATGTTGTACATGCAGCACCTTCAGTGATGCCATCAACTTGAACAATATCACAACCAGGTGCAATTAGATTCAATAATTGCTTCAGATTATATTTCTCATAATGTTCTTTTTGAACCAGAAAGATAAAATGTGCATCAACATTCAAGTTTTCGACAACAACTTGAATCATTGGCTTTCCACGAACTTCAATCAGAGGTTTAGGAAAAGTGTAACCTGCTGCGGCAAATCTGCTACCAGCACCAGCCATCGGTATCAGCACATTCATTTTTTTATTTCTCCATGGTATATTTGTTTTCTTGACGCCATCTAATATATCGATAGCATCTTGTATTTTATCGCTAGTCAAATCAAAAGAATCTTTCAGTGGTATGAGATGGGCACCAGAATTTAAAGCACCCTCACGACCAATGTGACTATCTTCAAAGATGACTGTTGTTTTTGGTAATGCATTCAACACTGTCATGCATTGCCAATACATTTCTGGATATGGTTTAGGTCTTCTTACATCTTCATTGCTGACATAGTAATCAACATATTCTAACACACCTATTGATATGAGAGCAAGTTTTACTGTCTCACGAATAGAATTGCTTGCAACGGCAATTTTAAATCCTTGTGATTTAAGTTTACGGAAAGAATGAATTAGATTGGGATTTTGTGGAAATTGTTTTATCAATTCGAATGTGGCAGATTGTTTATCTTGCCACACTTGATCGTATGCACTTGTTGGAAGACCTTTTCTTTCGGTCAGCATTTCCAACTTTCTTGTCGTGTTTAAGCCATCAAAAACACTTAGATGTTCTTCACGTTGAATTACAAATTCTTTGCCTACTTTTAATAATGCATCGTTTAATGCATGATAGTGTAGTTCTCTAGACTCAATTAATACACCATCTAAATCAAATATAATTAACTTGTTCATTGTCTATGTTTGTTCACCCATGTTTTACTTATGTGTTCAGCATTCATTATCTCTGTAGCAGGATCAAAACATACATTAAACAGTTCATGTAAATTACCCGATAGCGTATTTTTAAACATATTGATACCACATTGAGTTGCAATTAAACCGTAAACTCTTTCTGTGATTTGATGATCATACTTGTTTAATGGTCGCAATGTATTGTTTAGATTTTTCTGCAACATCATATCTATCATTTTTCTTTTAATGATAAAGTTTGGACCAAACACTCCACAAAACAGTGTGTTTGTTGCTGTGGGCAATTTCTCAAAGTCACCCAACATTTCATTGATTCTACTAATATATTGTTGAGTATCTGTTCTCATATGATTGTTCATTGAGTTTTCAATAAAATTGATAAAGCAATAGAACAATTCATCGGAATGAAGATACTCATCAATATTTTTTTTCAGAATTACAGAATCTTGCAATACAACGTACCAATCGCTTACATAATTTTCAACCGCATACCAAAGCGCACCAGACTCATAGTTGTTATTTTTAATTTCAGCAATAATGACATTGTGCTTTTTTAGTTTTTCAAAGTACGATAAATCTTCAGAATCAGAATCCACAACTAATATTTTTTCATTGGGATACAGATTTCTGACTGCTTCTACAGTCTCTTCAATTTTACAATGGCTGTTGTATTTGCAGGGAATAATAAACATCTTAATAAACTTCCGTTTGACCGCTACCGGCTACAACACCCTGACAATGAATTGTGTCTAGTTCTACAAGATAATCTAAATTGATATTGAAGAAATGAGCATGTTCAGTATCAACACCAGTATCACTTATCACACCTATGTTTCTTTGACACACAATCATATAATCATCAATCAAACTTGGACAAAAAGAAAACAAACGAGTAATTAACAAGTCGGTGAAGATTCCAGCAGCATCACCCGCAAGCCATGTTGGTATTCTTGTCTTGAAAACATATTTTCCAAAACGATCATGATCTACAATATCAAATCCTTTATTGATGACAGTTCGACCTGAAAGTTTGTAGATACGTTTAACTGAATGCATTATACGCATCATTCCTGGTTCGTTTTTTAGAAGCATTAAGACTTTAAGCATCAAGACATTTTCAGCTTCACTCTTGCGACCAACCGAAGCAAATTGACGAATATCTTTATCGCCGGAAAAATCAGCCACGAAATTCACAAGATTTTCTAACTGCTTGATTTTTTCTTCTTCTACTTTTTCAGGAGAGCCTTCTGCTAAGATGACTATAGCTTCAGGACACTTCTCTCTCAAAGATTCTAGTCCCTCAATTGTTTGTTTTAGTCTATCTTCTCTATTGACAACACCCATATTTGGATTGAGTGCAGAGGTTACGATAAAGAGTTGAAGTGATGGAATTAATGATGCCATTCAATCTCCGAAAATAATTTAATTGTTTTGTATGTGGCTTTTGAGTTTAATACATGAACTATTGTATTAGTAATTTCTTCAGTTTCCAAAAACTTATCTTTTGATGGATGCTTTTCTTGCATCGGTGTTTTAATACCACCAGGATGAATACTTGTCACACGAATTTCATTCATCTGTGTGTGTAGTTCAGCACCCAACGCACCAGCAAATGCTGTAATGGCATGTTTAGATGCAGAATAAACTGCTTCCCATTCCATCTCAGCAAGACCAGCAACAGAGTTGATGAAGAAAATGTCACTACCTTTGTTCAATAACTTGAGTGCTTCTTTTGTTACGTACATTGTGCCTTTAACATTTAAATCAATAATTTTGTCTATTGATTCAAATGAAAATTCATCTTTGAATAATCCCCATTCATACACACCAGCATTGTTCACAAGAACGTCGATGTATGTGCCAATTCTTTTGAATGCATCTTCAACTTGCTTTGATTTTGTGATGTCACATTCTATCCATTGAAACGTATCTGGTGCAGCAAATAGTTTTACTGGTGGTTTTGTGCGTGAAAGACCATATACAAAATAACCTTCGTCAATCAGTCTATCTGCAATATCATAGCCAAGACCATAACTACAACCCGTCACCACAGCAACTTTACGCATCACATCTCCTCAAAAACATCAATTGCCAATTTCATTTCTTCTTCAGTAACATCATTCACAATCTTGTAATTACCGATTGAAATGGGCAGAGGTGCATA